GATTGCCCTCCGGTTCTTGGGGATTGGACATTTTCTCTCACTGGGGATCAAGTCGGAAGCCTTACGACATATCAAAATCCTACCGCCACACAATACGATCCCCCGCGAAATTGCGAAGATTCTTGGTCCGCATTTTCTGGGACAGACCCGTCGAACTTCAAATCTTTTAGCGTCAACTTAGTAAGAGCTTCTGGTGGTTTTTTTGGAGCACCTTTTGGCACTCCGTGCTGTTGGGTTTTAGGTCTCGGAGTTCAAGGCACCTTCCAATATTGCTGCTTTATGGGGTATCCAGATTTATGCTCTGTGGGCAGCTCTGGTCAGGTAATCATTACCAGCGATAGCCCCGTCGGTTCATACGATTTCACTATTTACGCGCAATGTAAGGCCCCTTGCTATACGGGAGCGCCTGACTGCCAAGATGAGCCATTTGAATTTAATTTCACCGTGACCGTCTCATGACATACGAGGATTTCATGAATAAAATGCCGGAAAGTTTGCGTGAGACGCATAAGCAAATGCGCTCGGCTTTTTTAGCAGGAACAAAATTCACAGCCTCCGGCTTCGCCACCACCCCGCCAGAAATTCTCGCCGCCCGCGAAGCCACCTGCCGCGCCTGCCGCGAGTGGGATGCCACCGCGCTGAACGCCACCGGCCGTTGCCGCAAGTGCGGTTGCTCGACATGGGCAAAACTCCGAATGGCAACCGAGCGATGCCCGCTCGGCAAGTGGGAAGCCATCTCTGTGTCCTCTGTGTCCTCTGTGTCCTCTGTGGTTAATCCTTCCGAGCCGCTCCAGAAATAGCTCGGAGAGCCGCCCGATTTGACACCCGCCGCTCGCTCGAGCGGCATGAAACTTTTCCTTGATTCAAAAAACCGGCGGTTCGTTAAGTCCGCCGCGTCGAATGTCGCGCTCCAGAACCTGGTTCTCAAACGACGCGACCAAGTCCCCATCGAGGTCGTCTTTGTCGAGAACGGCGTCGCCATCTCCGCGATCCCCGGCACGCAGACCACCGTCGCGCTCAAGTCCTCGTTCTCCGACTCCAACTTTCTCGCTCTGGCGGCCCACGGCCAAACCATCCTCGATCTCAACACCCAGCCGATTGAGGCCGCCTTCTCCTCGTCGCCCGACAGCATCGCCGCCTACCTCGAGGTCAAGTGGACTGCCCCCACGCAAGCCCTCCGCACCGCCACCCTCCAAGTCGAAATCCAAAACTCCGTCATCCTCGGCACCGAAGGCACCCCCGCCGCCGTTCCCGACGGCAAAGCCACCCAAGCCGAAGCCGAAGCAGGCACATCGAACGAAAAATGGATGACGCCGCTCCGAACGGCCCAAGCCATCGCCGAACTCGCCCCGCCGCCCACTTGGGACAGCGTGCTGAACAAGCCCGCCACCTTCCCGCCGAGCACCCACACGCACACCGCGTCGCAGATCACCGATTTCGCCTCGGCCGTTGTCGCCGTCTCCCCGCCCGTCGATTGGTCAAGCCTGACCGGCAAGCCGAGCACCTTCGCGCCTTCCGCCCACACGCACCTCAAGAGCGAGATCACCGGCCTCGATGCCGACCTCGCCGCCCTTGCCACCGAAGACACCGCCCTCGGCCAGAGGATCGACTACCTCGCCGCGAATCTCGACCCTGCCGCGCTGGATTCGATTGCCGAAGCAGCCGCCAGCATCGGGAGCCTGCAAACCCAGATAGACGGCAAAGCCACCTCCGCCCAAGGCGCCAAGGCCGACACCGCCCTCCAACCCGAGCCAGTCGATTACCAAGGCGCCTACAACAACGGCGCGGACTATTTCCCCGGCCAAGTCGTCAGCTACAACGGCGAACTCTACATCCGCATCGGAGAGCCGAACCCCGGATATCCACCGCCCGGAAGCTACTGGGCCGCCTTCGATCCCTCCGCATCGCCCTCATTCAAATTGTGGGTCGAGCTTTCCAAAGCCGACACGATCCACACCCACGCCGCAACCGAGATCACCGGCCTTTCGTCCTACATCATCGCCAGCGCCCCTGGCCTTCAGATTAACACCACCGTCCGCATCGGCGACGGCGTTGCCACCACCTTCTTGATCGACGGCCTCGTCAGCTCCGACCCCGAGCATGTCCTCGTCGCCCTCAACGGCGTCACGCAAACCCCCACAACCGACTACACGGTCAGCGAAGCCACTGGCACCATCACTTTCGACACCGCCCCGCCCGCCGGAATGCAGATCAGTTGCACCGCTCTCGGCCTGCGCACCGTCCAGCCGCCAATCGACCCGACTCTCTACCTCTTCGCCTTCGACATCAGTGCCAACGGCCTCACCACCTACAGCGGCCGACTCCTCAACGCCGACCGCCCCGCCGCGCCAGCACTCCCAGAGACCGCCACAAGCTGGACCATCCGCCGCAGCACCCTCAACGCCGCCGGCCAAATCCTCGCCACCGCCTCCGCCACCGGATCGTGGGCTAACCGCACAACGCTCTCCTACACATGACGACAATCACCGAGAGCAATTTAACTCAGACGCTCGACCTCTCCGGGTTCGATCTCACGCTCCCCGCCGTCATCGTCGAATACCCGAGCCGCTCGAGCTTTCCGAGCATCGGGAAACCCGACCGCCTCTACATGGCGATGGACGAAGGCATGCCCTACCGCTGGTCGCCCACCGCGAGCGCTTACGCCCTCATGATCCCCGTCATCGACGCGGGCAACTTTTGACAATCACCCACCCACGAACAGCCCAACCAACCACCACCAACACCTAATTAGCCATGCCCAATCCTATTATTCGCATCAAGCGCGGTTCCGGTTCGCCGGTCTCGCTTCAAGTCGGCGAAGTCGCTTTCGACTCGACAAACAAGTCATTTTTCATCGGCACAGCCGAAGGCGTCCTGCCAATCGGCGGCGAGCACATCTTCGCAAAGAAGACCTTCGTCTCTGACGCCGTAGCAGCCGAGGCCGCGCTTCGCAGCTCAGGCGACTCGACGCTCACCAGCAACCTCAATTCTGAGATCAGCCGCGCCACCGCCGCAGAAGGCGTTATCGCCGCAAACCTCGCTCAAGAGATCATCGACCGCGCCGCCGCTGTCAGCTCAGAAGCCTCCGCTCGCTCCAGCGCAGACACGACCCTCGACGGCAAGATCACCACGGAAAAAGGCCGCATCGATGCGATCCTCTCCGCCGCTGATGCCGACAAGGACACCTTCGCCGAGATCGTCACATTGATCAATTCGGTCGACACGACCAACGACCAAGCGTTTGCCGGTTATGTGACCAGCAACAACGCCGCGCTCGCAGCCGAAGTCACGAACCGCACAAATGCCGACACCGCCCTCGGTGGCCGCATCGACAGCGTCGAGTCCGCCGCGACAGCCCTTACCACCCGCGTCACCGCAGCTGAGGCCGATATCAACACCGAAGAGTCTGCCCGCGCAGCCGCCGACACGACCCTTCAGTCGAACATCACCGCCGAGGCGACAACCCGCGCCAGCGCTGACACGACTTTGCAGTCGAACATCACCGCTGAAGCCACCACCCGCGCTTCTGCCGACACCAGCTTGCAGACGAACATCACTGCCGAGGCAACAGCCCGAGCCAGTGCAGACGACGCGCTCGACGCTCGCCTGGACAGCCTCGAGGCCAGCATCGACGGCGGAACTTACTAAGACCGCAACCACTCCCCGGCGGGGCGGCCTATGCCGCCTCGCCAAGCGGGGGAGTTAAAAATCTCCGCTGAATAAAAAAAGGCCCATGCCAAACCCAACCATCATTCCGAAAAAGTCGGTCCAAGCCTCAGCCATACCGACGACCTCGCAGCTCGCCCTCGGCGAGATTTGCGTGAACCACGCCGACCGCCGCATCTACTCGCGCAACCCCAGCACCGGCGAAGTCTACAAACTGGCCGGAACCAAAGACGCACCAGATCGCGTCTGGGCATTCGACCTCTCCAGCGACGGCACCACCACCTACCTCGGCTTCCTCCTCTACGCCGACTTTCCCAACAACGGCAGCGTCTACGACAGCGCCAACTGGGAAATCTCCCGCACCATCTTCAACGCCGCTGGCACCACATCCACCGAAGCCAGCGCCACCGGCGCGTGGTCGAACAAGGGGAATTTAAATTATGCTTAGTCCCCTCTACGGCCAACTCTCCCCCCTCCGCATGCCGACAGCCGTGGCTGCCGGACCTGACGCGGACGCGCTCTCCTACATCGCCGCCGTCGAGGCTGCGGACGGCCAAGCGCTCGAAGAAGGTGTCGCCACAGCATTCACAAACTTTATCGTCGGCTGCAAAGCTGACGGGATTTGGACCGCCATCAAAGCCGCCTGCATCCTCGCTGGTGCACGCACGCTCAACGGTGCGCTCGTTCCTCTCGTCGGAACGGCCCCCACTAACAACAATTTTGTATCCGCAGATTTTAACCGGAAGACCGGCTTAAAAGGAAATGGCACCACTAAATACTTAAACTCCAACCGCGCCCACAATGCCGACCCCCAAAACAACGCCCACTTAGCGGTCAACATGTCTGTCTTGGTCAGTGGAACTCGCTATTCCATTGGCGCTGATGCCGCTGCTTGCTTTTCTACCATACTTCACGCATCAGGCGTCCTGTATCCGCGAATCCACAATTCGACGGCCTCGCTATCTAGTCAAGGCAACGCCAACACGCTCGGCTTTTATGGCGTTTCGCGCAATGCAGCCGCAAATTATGTGCGCCGCCGTCCGACTGCCAACTCCGCAACCATTACCAACACCAGCTCCGCTGCCGATTCAAACAATATTTTAGTTTTTGGCGCTTCGCAAAGTAGCGGAACTATATATTCGTCAAATATATTTAACGGATCGCTTTCTTTCTACTCCATCGGCGAATCCCTCAACCTCGCTCTCCTCGACACCCGCGTGTCCAACCTCATGACCGCCCTCGCCGCCATCCCATGACACTCGCCGACCTCATATCCCAACCCGTGAGCTACGAGACCGCCAAAGACCTCGCTCTCGTCTTTTCGCCTGAACTCGCCGCGCAACTCGCCGCCGTGCAAGCCGAGCACGGCAACCCGCGCCATGTTGCTTCGCCCGTCGATCTCACAGATGGCCGCAAAATGCTCTGCGCCGATTTGCTGACCGAAGTCGGCCCCGGCGGGCTCTACTCCGGCGGCTTCGCGCATCTCCCCGCCGAGCTCTTCCCGCTCGTCGAAGTCCTCCCCATGTCCCAAGTCCTCCCGCTCCTGCCTCAACCCGAAGAAGAAATCTAACCCAACCCACACCCATGCTCGAACAAGTATCAACCTCCGTCAAATTCCTCGCCTTTTTTACGGCCAGCAAAACAGGCAAAACCGGCCTCACCGTCACTATCGACATTTACAATCCAAGCGGATCGCAAATCGTGACCGCAGGCAGCGCCACCGCTCTCGGCGGCGGGTTGTATTCCTACACGCTATCAACCGACAATTCCTCGGAGGGCGAATACGCCGCCATCTTCAAGACCACCGACTCCACCGTGGATGCCCAGCACATCCCCAGCCTCTGGGTTCTTGGGCGTGCTGGAGTTGAAAACCTCGACGCCGCCACCAGCACCCGCCTGCCATCCAGCAGCTACACCGCCCCAGCGAACTCGGACATCTCGGCCATCAAAGCGAAAACCGATTCACTGCCGAGCGATCCGGCAGACCAAAGCCTCCTCGAAGCCGCCATCGCCGGGGTTACAGCCCCTAGCGCTGCCACCGTTGCCAGCGCAGTTCGCACCGAGCTTTCGGTGGAGCTTGGCCGGGTGGACCAAGCCATCTCGTCACGCCTCGCGTCAGCGTCTTACACAGCCCCGACCAGCGCCCCGACAGCCGCCGCTGTGGCTTCCGCCGTGCGCGCCGAGCTGACCGAGATCAGCAATCTGGATGCTTCGGTGTCGAGCAGACTTGCCTCGGCGTCCTATACCGCGCCAGCGAACTCGGACATCTCCGCGATAAAAGCAAAAACCGACAACCTTCCGGCCTCGCCCGCAGCGGTCTCCGACATTCCGACAACGACACAAATCGCCACCGCCGTCGAAGGCAGCCTCCTTGATGAGAACGACGGCCAAGCCGTCCTCAACGCCCTCGTCGGCGCCATCGGCAACCAGAACCTCAGCGAAGTCTCGCTCGTCGCCGCCGTCCGTGCCGACCTCGAGCGTGCCGGTGGAAAAATTGACTCCATCCCGACGACAGCCGCTCCTAGCGCCTCAACGGTCGCCGGTGCCGTTCGCACCGAACTCGGCACCGAACTCGGCCGCATCGATGCAGCCGTCTCCTCGCGCCTCGCCTCGGCAAGCTACACGGCGCCGACTGCCGCTCCGACAGCAGCAGCAAACGCTTCGGCAGTCCGCTCCGAGCTTGCCACCGAGCTGGCCCGAGTGGATGCAGCCGTCAGCACCCGCCTCGCCGGATCGGCCTACACCGCTCCAGCCAACAGCGATGTCGCCGCGATAAAAACGAAGACAGACGCAATCAATGTGGATCGCATCAACAACACCGCGACCACGGCCATAGTCGGCAACCTCATCGCCCAGGCGAACTCATGAGCGAGAGCGTCGCCAAAGCCCTCGACCTCGCATCCCGGTGGGTCACTCCCATCGGGATACTCGTGGTGATTCTTTTGCAAAGCCAGTTCGTAAGCCGCAGTGAGTTTGAAAGCGCATCCGAAAAACTCAGCGGGCGCGTGGAAAAAATCGAGGCCGTCCTGATTCGCATGGAGGCCAATGCCGAAACGGACAAGCGCCACGACAACCTCCTCGCCGACCACGAAGGCCGCATCCGTGGCCTCGAGCGCCGTTGAACCTTTGACACTTGCCCTCTAATCGATGAACGCAATCTACTTTGTCCTCGATCGTCTTTCGGAAAACAGCACCTGGCGCGGTTTGATTTTGGTCGCCGTCGCTCTCGGCGTGAAGCTCGAGCCAGATATGCAAAACCAGATCATCGCCGCCGGGCTCGGCCTTGTCGGCACGATCAACATTTTCCGAAAAGGGAAATGACCCCCAAGCAAGTCGCCGCCGTGTTGATGATCCTCGGCTGGCTTTTCTTGGCTCTCGCTTTTCTGACATCCTGCGTGGCGGTCCCAATGCCTCCCTTCGGGGACCGAATCGGCGAAGCCGGAACGCTACACATCCGCGCCACGGTCCGCTTTGAGCCACGCCTGAGCGAAAGCCAATCTGCCAACCGCGACCTCTGGCACGCCTTCGGAAAATTCCAAGAAACCATCCCCGCCCTGAAGGACAAATGATCTCCCTCCTCGCCCGCTTTTTCATGTTGCCCAAGCCAGCGCAATCCCCCGCGCCAGCGCCTGAGTCGAAGCCCGCGAAGACAGCGCCGAAGCCCGCCAAAACCTCCGGCACCATCAAGCCCGAGCCGAAATACTACCAACAAACCAACAAGCGCACGCCCAACATTTCAGCGGGCCGCGTCATCAAACCGACGCATGTGGTTTTGCATCACACGAGCGGAGCCTACGCGGGCAGCGTCTCCTGGTGCTGCGATCCCGTCAGCAAAGTCAGCTACCACTGCATCATCGCTCGCAACGGCAAAAGAACCGCCCTCGCCCTGCCGAGCCAGAGAACATGGCACGCCGGAGTCTCAAGCTGGCAAGGCCGCAAAGACTGCAACTCTTTCTCCGTCGGCATGGCATGGGAAGGCGACACCTACCAAACGCCGCTCAGCGAAGACGCCCTCCTCAGCGCCGTGGAATACTTGTTGCCCATCCTCCGCGAACACCACATCCCCCTCGCAAACATCCTGCGCCACGCCGACATCGCCCCCGGCCGCAAAGACGACTGCTCCCCAGCCGCCCACGCCGCCCTCTTAGCGGCTCTCAATAAGGTCCTCTAGGGCAACAACGGGCAACACTCCCGTAAGTCATTGCAAAACAAACCCAAGAAAGCGACTTAAAATCCGTTGATCCGAAAGGGTCGTGCGGGTTCGAGTCCCGCCGCCGGCAGAGTGCTTTACAGCGATTTGAGCTAGGTTTTATGGGGTTCGGCGGGTGGTTGGCTTCTTGAAACTACAGGCGGCTATTGGCGGCTACTGGAAGAAAATAGTTGAGAATTTGGGCAACACGGGCAACAAGTGGGCAACAGACCATGAGCGCGTTTATTGTGACACCTTACCCGCAGCGACCCGGCACCCCTTGGAAGTTGACCATCCCGCAGAAAATATTTGGCCGTCGCATCCGCCGGTTTTACCGGACCGAAGCCGAGGCTTGGGCGGCGGGGCCGGGGTTGGTTGAGAAGTTGCAGAAGGGTGGGACCGACTCGCTCTCGGAGGAGCAGGCGAGCGGCATGTCGATGAAGTCGGCAATTCGGGATTACATCGCCTCCAAGGCGGGCAGCTCGGAGCGGCACAGGGACAAATTGGAAAAGATTTGTGGGGAGCTTTTGGATGCGTTCCCTGGCGCGGTGGCGGCGGTCACTCCCATGCAGGCGGCGAGGGTCTTTGCCAAGATCAAGGGCGCGCCGACGACGCGGGCGGGGTGGCATCGATATGCTTCTGGTTTTTTCCGCTGGTGCGTGGACATGGAACTCCTCGACCGGAATCCATTTCGGCGCGTCGTGGCGCCAGAGGCTGAGAGTAAACGGTCACTGATTTCTGCAAAGGAACTCCGCGCGATCTTGGATGCGGAGATGTCGGATGCTTTGCGCGCTTGGTTTTTGCTGGGTGCGTTTGCGGGTCTGCGGTCGATCGAGGTCCATCGCATGAAGTGGGAGGATGTGGATCCAAAGTCCGGCCAGATCGAGGTTCGGCGGGAGGTTTCGAAACAATCCTCGGGCCTGCCGGAACGCATCGTGGATTTCACGGAGCCGCTGGCGAGGCGGAAGGAATTTTTCAAAGGAAAATCTGGCCTGATCGTGGTTGCGAAATCGCTCCGGCTTTATCGGGAGAGGGAGGCGCTGATTGAGCGGCTCAACAACGAGGGCGCCGTGCCGTGGGCTATGCTTCCCGAGAACGCCCTCCGGCACTCTTTCGCTACCTACCACCTTGGGCGATGCCAGGATGCTGGCAAAACAGCGCATCAGATGGGGCATTCTTCAACGGCTCTGGTTCTCAAAACCTACGCGGTGCCGTCTCGCAAAGCGGACTGGCGGGCTTGGTGGAGGGCTTAGGTTGCGCAGTTAGATCGTGGATTTGGGCTACCCAGCCCGGCGGGAGGAATTCTTCGTAGCCGTTGAGCGCGAAGAAACGGAACTCTCGGACGCTCTCAGAGTCTTGGCACCAGCACTGTCCGGGGAGGGGACTTTTCCCTGTTCTTCTTCTTTCGCTTTCGCCTGCTCGACTGCGTCGCTGATTATTGCGCTACGGCTGGATTTTAGACGCCGATCTTTTTTGTTTAGGTCTTCAACTTTTTGATCCACCCACCTCATCAAATCGGCCTCCATCGAAATGGAAAATTTCTTCACTTTTTCTGAATCACTCATGCCTTACTGGTAATACCAAGTATTACAAAAAGCAAATTCAGAAAAAAATATTTTCACCCGCCGCGCTTGTGTCCATGCGGGTGTCAATAGAAAAGTGAATTTAAGTAAAACACCCCATTGACGATTTTTATTGCCCCTCGGTGCGACCAGTAATAGTTGGTATGACCATGCGCACCGCATATGACAAAACCAGCGTAAGTCTCCCGACTGACCTCTTGGGGTTTCTTCGGGAAAAAAGTGAAAAGATTGGAACCCCTGTGAGCCGCCTCATAGCGGCAGCAGTTCGCCAGCAAATGGACTCGGAAAAACGGAGGGCGAAGAAATGAACCTTTCCGATGTTTACATAGACATGGACGAGGCAAAGCGCCTCACGGGTTTTTCTTCCCGCTCGATCCGCGACTACATCAAGCGAGGCGAGTTCTGCGCCTCGATGCCACGCGGCCGGTGCGGTGGTTGGCACATCGTCCGCGAGTCGGTTT